CCGCTGGGTTTTGTAGGTAGACCTCCACGTTTGCTTTGTGTAGGGCGATCTTACCTTTCATATGATCGATAGTTGCATCAATCATACGATTACGTAGGGTTTTCATAATATATCCTTGTTAAATTTGAGAGCGTGCCTTTTCGACAGCTCGTGACCCGAACCAAAACGAGATGATCGCAGCAAAGATTGCCTTTGTATCATCGTCCCATAATGTGTTTAAAGCCTCTGATAACGGTGTCCCGTTACTGAGGGTTTCTTGCAACAATGCAATTTCTATCGCTGCAAATAGACCGAAGAAAGCGTAAGTGATGACAGGACGCACTGACTTTTGAAGTGCGGACATAAACCCAGTCCCCCTAGAAATCGCCGTGTCGTGTTCTAAAAGAGCCTTCTGTTCTTCGTGAAGACCCATCTCAGCAAAACGTCGAATTTCATGTTCGTAACCTTTGGCAGTGAGTTCCGCCATCTTCTCCATTTTCTTGAGTTCAAACTCCATACTTTTTTTGGTCTTATAGTGTTCCGTAATGGCAGGAACGACTGAGCTACCGAACCCCAATATTGACCCTATTAAACCACTAAGCATACACATTCCCCATCATTTGTCTTATTTTATCATTCCCCTTGTGACCCGTGTGGTGGATCACAATAGGATTAGGTACCGCTATATTATCTATATAGTCGATCCTTAGTGTATTATATTTATGCGGTAGAGGGTTTATTTTTCCTACTTTTTCTATCGGAGTGAGCATATAATGAAGAACTTCTTGATCTCCTTGATCTGGGTCAGACTCTGTCTTCTTCATCCACTGACGCAAAACCTCGTTTCGATCGGTCATCACCACTCCAGAGTTATACCAATCTCCGTTTTCTGGTCTGCGCTCAGTCCACGGACGGTCCTTGACCATGTTTAGGACATCGGGTCGGAAGTGGTCCCAGATAGTGTCTATTTTACCATCGATCTGGCAGTCGGTGTCTAACCAGCAAACTTGCGTTGACATTTTTGTCGCAGCCCATATTGCACGAGGTTTCTTAAACCATCCTGTGACAGGAGAGTCAAACGAGAAGATCTGCATTCGTTTCATGTAGGTAGGGTGTTGATGTAGGTGACCGAGCATTTCTTCTGACATACCGAAGTCTGCGATCAGTATAGGGACACCAGAGTCCCTCTGCCAGTTCTCTAAGAACCAAGGTAACTGCCACTCCGTGTTGGAGTCGCATCCTGTCAGATAACACTTTTTGTACTTCACTAGTAACATTTCCTAGACCAAAAAAAAGACGGGTAGGTTTCCCATCCCGTCTTTATGTATCATGTTAATAAGTGATTATTGTTGCGCTTCCCACTCATCAACTAGGTCTGCTTCTTCTGGAGTTAACCACTCCTTCCAAATACCTACGCGTTCTAATAGGTCTTCACCTGTTCCTTCACGACAACGACGGATACCCGAATCTTGAACAACTACGTCGATCATGTCTTGATCGATTTCAGACTTAGGAGTACCGAAGTCCATGCGGAGAGAATTGTCTTCGCGTGGTAGAAGTGCGTGTACTAACTCTGCCATGAATTGGTGTGGGTTAGAAACTGCGTCTTCGTATGACCACTCTTTTGCAGCAGTTACTGAGTTGGATGCTAATACGAAATCGGATAGCATAGAAAAACCCATTGGTCCTTCTGCAAACTCAGCGAATGATTGTTCTGGTGCGTATGTCTTCCAGTTACATACCATCACATCTTTCCAGTCACGAGTTACTTTAAAAATCTGGGAAGTGGATAGTTGACCTGAAGACAGGTCTTCTTGCATCTGATCGCCAGACATAAAATCTGCGTCTGGAGTGCATCCTAATGATGTCGCACATACTGGTTTTTGGTTAACGTGATACGCATGTTTTGCGATTTCTAGGTTTGAACCAGTTTCAACACCGTGACAGTTACGGACATACATACCGTATAAGTTTTGAAAGTAAGTGTTCCCTGAAGAAGGAGCTCCGACCATCCAGTGGTCGTGCATTGAACGCATACTTATTTGAGATGCTGGATTACTCATTTTTGTTTTTCCTCGTTAGAATTCTAATGGACTTGGTGTGCATATATCTGGCCAGAGATCACTTCCAAGTCATATTATTTATAAAAAAACCGGACGCGAAGTCCGGTTTATGAGTATTATTTCTGCTCTTCTTTCCAGATAGTCCAGAGTCCGTATAGGACACCTGCGTATGCGACCATACCGATGAGCGATTCAAACAAGATGTAACTACCACAGACTGCGACGATTACTGTCCCGTCCCACGTGGTGCGTTCCCCTAGGCGTTCTTTAAGCCACGCCTGTGCTGTTGCGACGTATGCCGCTACTTTAGTCATTCCCCACATTACTTATTATCCCTATAGTCGTTAAGTGTAAAGTTTGTTCCGTGCATCTTCATAAGATCACGTTCGTGATTAGTATAGACCAGAACCTCTGGATCGTCGACTAGGAAGTCGCAGTCCTTACAGAAATCTGGGTATTCGCCTGTTCTGTGTTGTTGTCGTAACTCTTCGTATGCCTCACCGAAGAAGATGTCTTCAATAGTGTCGTCCTGACAGTGTCCAAGGACCGCTTCGTCATCACGTCCCAGTACCTGACAACAAGGGTGTACAGCACCATGTTTACCGTCAAGACCTCCAGCACGTATAACAACATCTGGGCTAAATGGTCGTCCACAACTTTTTACCTTACCTGCTCTTGCATTATCACCAATCTCATATGCCCCTGACCAGTTGTGCATCTTCCAGATCTCTGTCTTGACGCCCAACTCCTCGACTAACGCTTTATATTTAGTGAGTTCCTCATCTATCTTTTCGTTGTCGGTGATTAAGTGATAGGTGGACACTACGCAATCTGCGCCTGTCTCATTTACATAGGAAACCATTTCCTGAATGTTGCGCTTAATATGCGCGTAGTGCCCACCCACAGCGTTGTACATCCATTTGGTGTAGTCTTGTTCGTCTGACCCAATGAATGAAAATCGGTAGAAGTCCAGTCCCGCATCGACACAGTCGCGCATGTACTGACCTTCCATTTTGAATCCGTTCGAGAAGATGAAACACTTCGCTCCATACTTCTTTACTACCTTGATGTATTCAGGTAGATTTTTTGCCATCGTCGCTTCACCAGATCCGTCAAGGTTCACGACACGAACTCCGTGCTTCGCACAGTCTGCGACGTATCCCTCAAACTCATCGAGTTTCATGATGCGACGGAATCCTCTATGACGACCTCCCTCACGAAGATCTTGTGGGCACATCGAACACGAGTAGTTACATCCGCCCGCGACCTCGATGACCGCACGGTCGATCGTAAAGGTTTCTCTAGTCATTTCCATAATATTGTCTCATTCTATTTTCGTAATCTACTGCTTTATCTTTAGTGTGTCCTAATAGATCTCCCATATTGGACAACCACCACCAAGGGTTCTTTTTCTCATACGACACCGTTGGGTTCATCCTTAACGCATTCGGTGTATGGTATTTAGTCACACCCTCACCAGAGATTACGGCCGTCGGACGTGCAAAATTCTTTGCGATGTAGTGCCAGATACCGTCGTAACATATCACCAAACGCGAGGTAGAGATCAACTCCATTGCCTCACGCACGGGTGTGCGGTATCCCAACTCGTACACGTTGAACCCCATTGTCTTGAGGTGGATGATCAGATGTTCCCAATCTTCGTTGGTGAACTGTCTCTTCCACGTGCGCGGTTTCTCTGCGTTCCACGTCGGTCTCCATATGACCACACGGTTATCAACAATGTTTCTAAACGCGTCCTCACGAAAAATCCAGTCGTTGTCGGGGGCAGTAGATCCGGTCATGTCATTGTAGTAACCGCTCTCGAACCAAAATCTTGCCTTTTCCATACCATGACTTTTCGCAGCGATACGTTTCTCTCCACTGGGATCGGTAACAATGTCGTCCGCAAACTTCCAGTGTTTGTATCTACCTTGCGCGTTAAAGACATGGTGTATCTCTATGCGTTCTTTTTGGTGGTAGAAGTTGTGAATATAATCACATCGCTCAATAATGGTTTCTGGGTCTTCGAAATGATGAAGGTGGTCTTCATCGTGTTCCCAGTGAAACTCTAAGTTTATTTTGGAAACGTTTTGATCCGCGGCATACCTGTGACACGAGTTCAACGCCCACATGAAATCACCTACACCAGGCGTTCCTCTCCAAGTCACTAATTCTGAGGCCATCAGTTCGTCTTAATACTCTTCACTTTACGTGCCGATCCTGTTGAAGTATATAGACCAAACCAAGCAGCTCCTGCTCCGACCACTACAGATATAAGACCTGCTTGTGATGCATTTGGTTCAGGTATCGTCATGAACCATTGTGTGGTTTCAATGAGTAGGTATAGGTACGTCCCTATGAATGCTCGTGGGAAAAGTCGATACGCATCGATTACATCCGCGAACTGTAGTAGAGGTTCAAAGCGACTTGGTACCACTTCTTTCTGGGTGGTGTCGAATTCGACCTCCAGTTCTAGTTTTTTCTTGATAGGTGCTACTACTACTGTTTCTTCTGTCATTTGGTGAACCTTTTATTAATCCATTTGTAGGCGGCATATATGGACAATCCATAGAACGCAAGAACACTCATTGGCAGACCGATGTAGATCAACTCCCACGGATGAAGAAATAACAACTCCCACGAAAGATCTACGATTGCCTGCACATCACTTGTTCTAGAAACATCTGTCATGTCCATAGCGACGTTGTATTCGTCTACTATTCCATTCCATGTATCTACGTCCATACAGACCAGATCATCTGGGCAGATAAATTCTTCTTCCATCACTTAACCTTAAAATCTTTTGGGTCGCCGTTGATCAGTTCCTTCGCCTTATCTTCCCAGACGAATGGTAACAGTCCATGCACAAACGACACAAACGCAATCGTCCATGCTCTGTATAAGTGTTCGAAGTAATTAAGACCTATATCCTTTAGATGTCCCATATTCAACCTTTATTTTTATTAAAATGGGGTGCCCGAAGGCACCCCGAGCGAAGTCGGGATTCGGTGCCTAGAACACCTTCACCTCATACTTCTGTTCCCACATCTCGGCGTCCAGTTCGTCATTAACCATAGGACGACCGCGAATGTTGAGAGAGGTGTTCAGGAGCATTGGTACTCCTGTCCTGTCGTAGTACTCCTCGATGACCTTACGGAACACCGATTCGCAATCCTTGCGCACAATCTGTACTCGTGCAGTACCGTCCACGTGTGTGACGGGTGCATAGTCATGCTTCGCCCACGAAGTAAACTGCATGTGTTCGTTCATCGGACCATCAAAATACTCCTCTGCATATTCCTCTAGAATTGCAGGAGCAAATGGACGATACTTCTGACGACGTTTGATCGTATTGACCGTGTCCTGTACGTCGAATCTTACATCAGCGATAAGAGATCGGTTGCCAAGAGCTCTAGGGCCAAATTCAGCCCTTCCATTAGCAATACCACAATACTTATGTTCAAGCAGATGGTCAACGACAGAACTGGGATCAATAGGATTGGTAATATCATATCCCGCATATGGACTCCAAATAAGTTTATCCTTACCTGTTGCTTTTGCCCATGAACGTGCGGCAGTACCTAGACCTGAACCAGCGTCCGTTGGTGATACTGCAATGTGCACTTCGTCGAATAACTCAAACAGACGCGAGTTGATTACGACGTTTTGTGCGCACCCCCCAGAGTAACACAACTTCTTACCGTATTTAGACGCTTCGCGCATTATACCCATGATTGCATAGTCCGCGAAGTCTTGAACCGCACGTGCGACAACTTTGTCTTCTAACGCACTGATCCTTATTTTGAATTCGTCTCTCCACTTCTTACGTGCGATCTCGCGAGGTGATGTTTCGATACCAACTGCAATACCCTCTGCGATCTCTGGTGCGATGTCCTCTAGGTCATCATACCAGTTGATCAACCACTGCGTCAGTTCGTTGGACGTTTCATCGGTTTCGTGGTATGCGGACAGTCCCATGACGACGTATTCGTCTTCGAGTGGGCGTAGACCTAGTATCTTGGTCGCGACTGTGTAGACCAGACCGACCGACTTCGGATAGTGCCACTCTTTGATTAGATTGAACTTGTGGTCCATGATGGTCGCGGTCTGTAACTCACCGACACCATCGATCGATACCAAAACGGTATCCTCTGCGGAGTCCCAAGGGCGCGTGTAGAACGCTGCCGCACAGTGTGACTCGTGGTGCATATGGTTTACATCAAAGTGTTGCGCGTTCGGGATGATCATGCGATTGAAGGTTTCTTCGGCCATCTCTGGACGGTTCTTCAGATGTGCAGTGGTTCCTGTGGTGTCGATTCCTCCACGCATATCAAACTTGAGGGTTTGGTCCTCGTAGAATGATAGGTGATCGTCGTCTCTGACCATGTCCCAGAGGACTTCTGGTAGGTGGGGATCGTTTTTCTTTTTGGAGTAACGTTCTCCGTGAGTTGCGAACTCGACGGTACCATCTTCATTGATGATCGCGAATCCAGCATCATGATAATATTCACTGTAACCAACAAATCTCATGAGTATATTCCGTAGTTAATAACTTAATTATTTATAAAAAAAAGGGGGGTCGAAAGACCCCCCGACATGCTACCTTGAGCGGGAACTTAATGTCCTAAAACGTAGTCATATATATCTTTCCAATTACGCATCAATGGGAACTCACTGTCCTGATTGTAACCGTGTGACATCACTACAGACTCTAGACCTACCTTCGCACCAGCGACGGCATTCTCTACCTTGTCCTCTACCCACAGACATCCTGTGTCGCGGTAGAACTCCAACTTTTCGTCTTTGTCGGCTCCCGTGTCGAGATAAACATACTTCTCAAAGACGGTTGGACCAAAGAGTTCTTGGAGATTTTTGGTGCGCAGATGCTGCGCGTATTCGTCGTTACTCAAAGAGGTGATTGCGTGAAATATATAACCGTGATCTTCGTGCAACTTACGAACATACTTAATTGCGTCACGGAGTGGTGGGATCTTTCTAACTGTTGCACTCTCGTTGAACATACGACAAAGTCGTTGCTTCTCATTTCGTTCCAAACCATACATGATACCTACGTCATACACGTCTGGACTCTTTACCACATAACCGTGTCGTTTCATCCACTGTTGGAATGCATATCCCCAGTCTAACAAAACACCATCACAATCAACAAGTATTACTTTATCCCTCACGGGGCGACTCCCTCCTCTCTAACATTTTGCATAATAACATAAACCTCACTGGGACTTAATCCCTCATCATACAGTGCGACCTGCATATTTGCCCAATCAGGCGCATATTCTGTTGTGTACATATAGTGAGTGACGATGTCGTCGATTTTAACTTGGATTTCTCTGGTCATACCACCTTGCCCTCTCGTATAAATTTGTCGGCGTACCACTCTAAATCGTGGCGATTTTCACCGAATTTCACAGCTACTGATAGACCGTCTTGATACATCACTAGACGATATTCATATTTGTCGGTTGGTGCCTCATCGACTACCGCACGACGACCATGTTTATGGTTTACCGCTTCGTACATTTAGTTTGCCCATGCATTCACATGTGCAAACTCATCTGCCTTGTCGATGAATCGATCATAGTTATCACCTAACTGAGTCATTACAATCGCGTCAGCATCGGTATCGACCATATACAGGGCATATGTTCGTTTAGAACCTTCTAAGGTTTTGCGTATCTCAGACGCAATACCTAGTTCGGCGTTCTCAACTCGATAAAGTGTTTCCATTTCTAATCTCCGTTCTCTCACTTCCAAGTCTATACTATACATGAGAGAGGAGTGTTTGTCAACACTCATTTTAAAAATATGTTGGTATTATTCACAAAAAACTCCTATGGGAATAATGCTCTAGTGAATTTGGTTTCGTCGCCTTCTCGTTGCGTATTATATCTACGATCGTTCCAGTGGCGTACCATGTCTACTTTCCATTCACCACCAGTGTAGTGACAGAAACGTGCCTTTTGGAAGAACTCTTCTTCCGATGCATAGTGGGGGGAGTCGTTCCACGTCTGGTCGATGGTTTCGATATCGAAATCGTGTTTCATCAACTGCGCGGAGATGTAAGGTTGGTCATTCATGATGGACATGTGGAAGTCGCCAGAGTAACACCACTCTTCCCAAGGTAGGAACAGTTCACGTGCACGTAAACGCGCTTCTTTGGTCCATAGGACCACACCCGTGTTCATGATGGTTATCTTAGAGGGACGATTGGGCGGCATCACTGGGACGATTGGACAGTCGTGTAGGGAGAACTTACGACAGAAGTTGTCGTAGGTGTCGCCAGGCCCATCCCATGAATTGTAACCACCGCCGGAGGCAGTAACGAAATCTGATTCTAAGACACCATAGACATCCGCACCGGACTCCATGAGATCAAAGATATTTTCGTCAGTGTTGACCACGATGTCTGTATCTGCAAACAACAGGTTGTCGTATTGGTCAAAAATAGGGTCTAACCAGACACGTGCGCACTCGTGCAGTAAGGATGTCGAACATCCGTGACCTTCGGTCGCTACGCGTTTGTTGGAGTAAATGTGTGTTGCGTCGATTCGTTCTGCATACTTCTCGAACGACTCGCGTGAGATCTTGGCGACCTCTTCGTAGAGAGAGGAACGAGAACCGTCCCACCCTTTGATACCACCACGCTTGTCGACTTCCTTAGACGTGATCATATACTGAAAGATTACATTTTTAGACATTCTCTAACCTTGTCATAAGTCGTTCGGCACGGTTGCCTACTTGACGGTACCATCTCGAATCGCGACCTTCAACTGCCGCATTCTTATAGTCACCACGTTCTAGGTGACCGTTCATTTTCTTAAACTTACTTAGTCTTGGTCTACCAAGGTTAAACATCATGTTGACCAAGATCTCTTTGACCTCGCCTGGAAAACAAGACCACATGTGTCCGTATAACACACCACACTCTCGCAAGGCGATGTCGAGATCTGATTCGAAGACCTGTGCAACCCTTTCTGGGGAAACTTTCGTTCCGACTGGAGCGCCGTACTCGCCGTCACTTTTCGTGATGAGATGCCCAACACCGAACGTGGGATAGTTGAGATGGTCGAGGTAAATCTCATAAACAACTCCTTCATCGATTTTTAACTGTTCAAATACTGCCTGTCTATTCATTTCAAAAACGACTGCGTCTGATTTACCGATGGGCACTATCTTATCTACAAACTTCGCCCACAGCGAACGCATGGTCTCTCCTATAGTTTAACCACTAACGCGGTAAGAATACCCGCGAGAAGAACGTTGGTCATCAACAGTTCCAGTGCTAGGATTGTGTGGTACCAGATCCAACGCGTTTTGTATGCGTTATCAACCGAAATATCTTGTGGATCTGGATCATTATCTACCTTATTCACCTTCGCATGTTGAAACCACTTTGAAAAGAGCATGATCTTCCCTATACGTTAATTGTATTGTCCTTACCGGACGTTGCTTTTATTTCTTTTAGTTTATCGGACCAGTCCTTACCCGCAATTGAGTGGGCATCTCTAGTTCCCGATACTACTTTAGGGGCGGAAGACGCACTATGATATCGTTCGTATTCCGGATGATCAGCCTTCCACTGATCGTATTCGGATATCCGGAGAATCACGTCAATGACTTCTCCGGTATCCTTGTTTTTAAACTCATACTGTGGCATTATATTTCCATTACCAAGATTTGATCACGTCACTACGACAGGAGTCTCACGGTCGCACCTGAAGAGATAGTCACCTCCTATCGAAATTGTTGAAAAGCGGAACGGACAGAGTTTGAATAATTATTCACTCTCGTTCGATTACTCGTATACTTTCCTCGATTGCGTTGGTTCAACTTTTGTCTCGACATGGTGTTTCTCCTTAATGTTAGTGTAATGTGTCGAATTGTTTGAGTGTTATCACTCGACGATCAAGTCTGGAAATGCCTCCTGTACTAGTTTTTTGGTTATATAACGACATGGTGCCTTCTTGGCAACCATCTTCAAGACCAACTCTGCATCCTCCGGATGGATGGATTCGAGTAGTTCAATGAACTTGTTCTCCCTTTTAAAATCATTCAGGCGATCGCCTGCACCACCTTGGATAAACCATCCAAAGTTTTTATGTAATTTGTTAAGGGTAGATGGAACCGATTGGGGTTGGTTCGGAGTGAAAGGTGGGCGTCCTTTGGGGAGATTAAACACCAAAGATTCGTCAAACGAACCGCGAAGAATATCGCGTAACGCCCAGTTTTCTGAGTACCTATTTAAGACATTAAGTCGATTATCTCGACCGTCCGCCTTTTTGAATTCTTCGAAAATTTCGAAAACTTCTCTATTATATGACTGATTAATCATGTTATGCCTTCTCAATTGGATAACAGACGTATCGCTTCCTCTCAATGAGTATTTCCTGTTTCGTAGTACAAGCAAACAAGAATTGCCTTAGTCCGATATCATACCTAATAATTGTATTACGATCTTGACCAATCTTTCTCTCTAGTTGAGAGATTTGATTGTTCTTCTGATCTATCACCTTTATATATTCATCAAGTAACTTTGTTGTGCCGACAATCCAGACCAAAGAGCACAACAAGGCACTAAGTGCCGCTGTATATAAAGTGCGCATTCGACTCTCTCCTCTAGTCTATAATTATTTATAGACGGAGAGGTCTCTAGTCGGGCAGTTTGTCTACTTTTGTTTTAACAAATGAGCGTCCCTTAGTACTAAACAGTCGTGTCACAAACGGGATGAAGGGCGCACCCTCTTTGGTTTGGTAACCGTGAAGGTGCGTGTTGCGTTCGGACGTGTAGTAAATGTAGTTACTCGCACGTCCATCCCACTCAGTGGTCTCTATCAGTTTGTTATAACTCATGCTGCCACCGCCATTTCTACTGCGAGTTCAGCGGCCTTTTTCTTCTTGACACCGTTTGCACCATACCATGCAGAAGTCATACGACCGTCAGCGGTACGACCAGCAACGTGGTCAGTTAAGTAGGTCACAGAGTTGAACGCCTGCCACCATGAACCACGACCGAACTCAGCACCTGGCTGTGTCTCCAGCAACTCAAATGCCTTCTTCGCGTTAGGTGCGAGATCTTTGTACTCACGCACTTCATCGGCAGGTGCCTGTGATGGGAACAAAGTGTTGTAGTAGTTGATCAGTGTCTCAGAAGAGAACTGACGCGAAGACAGGAACTGTGCCATCTCTTTGTACTGGTCAAACTTCTCGTGTGCGAGACCCAAGTGTTGCTTGACCATCTGTGGGTCAAACGCACGTCGATGGTTCACTTTGATTCCGTTGTTCGCAGAACCCTTGAGTGCAAGTGTCAGCGTGTTCATACAAGTCACACGGATCGGTGTGAATCGGATGTCAATAGACTTACCGTACTCGTGTGGGTTAGAGAACAGAAGGTATGAATCAACTTGATCGCCCTTCAACACGTCAAACGACTCCTTGATCTTCGCGAGTGCGTAGACGAACTTACCTTCTTTGAGTGAACCCGCAGAGTTCATCTCCATGTCACCAGCGGCACAGTACTCGTTAAAGAAGGTGAACGCTTCTTCGTTCTGACAAGGTTCCCAGTTACCACCAACTTGGGTCAATACTTTATTGTCAGATGAACGCACGAGTGCTTCCATGCCTGTAGGGATCAGATCGACACCCTCTTTCGCTGCATACGTAGGAACCTTCTCAACTTCCCAGTTTACACCAGCTTTTTCCATCATTTGTATCGGAGTCATGTCACTAGACACCTCAGTTCCGATACCCCAAGGACATCCACCTACTGCGGCAGACGTTTCGATTTGCAATACATTGTTCATAAAAGACATAATATAGATTCCTTATTCAATTGAGTAGCTATTGTATCATATGTTTTGATTACTTGTCAAGGCGTTTTTAAAATAAATTACAAATAATCTGGGCGGTATTTGTGGTAGAGTTTTACCGACTCATCTTCGAGTCCCATCTTCTTGAGACGACCCATCATAACACGAATCTTTTGAGACTCATCTCTCCCCTTAATGTATGCACGATGGTCATCACTGAAGTGATAGGTCCAATCGTGATTCTGGAGCA